GTTCGGATGGACTTTATCTGAGGCAAACCTTAACACACTACCTGACACTGCTCCTGTAGGTGGCAAACGTTTAGCAGAGTGGTTGACACTAGAAGGTAGACGATCCTCACTAGTGGAGTGGCTAGGGCATTGTGGTGACGATTCACGTATACACGGTAGCTTTACTCACGTTGGTGCATGGACAGGTAGGATGGCACACAGAAATCCTAACCAAGCTAACATCCCTGCACAGTTTCATGGTGAGGCTAAGACTGACGTTGAGAAGGTTAAGGATAGATACGATGGTCAGATGCGTGAGCTATGGTGTGTACCCAAAGGCTGTTACTTGGTAGGTACAGATGCTGAGGGTATCCAGTTACGTGTACTTGCACACCTGATGAAGTCAGAGGAATACGTACACGCTATTGTGTCAGGAAGAAAGGAAGACGAGACAGACATACACAACCTCAACAGAAAGGCTCTAGGTATGTCACACGTTACTAGAGATATGGCTAAGACTTTTATCTATGCGTTCCTACTAGGAGCAGGTAATGCCAAGGTAGCACAGATACTCAAGGTCAAACAGAAGGAAGCAAAGCAAGCAGTAGAGAACTTCATGCAATCAATCGAAGGTCTTGCTGATCTAAAGAAGAAAGTTATACCACGAATAGCTGAACGTGGTTATTTCAAAGGTCTTGATGGACGTAGGGTTAACGTACCTTCAGAACACAAGACACTAGCAGGTATGCTTCAGAATGGTGAGTCAACCATAATGAAACATGCGTCACTTGATTGGGTACACAAAGCTAAGAGACAGTTCCTTGAGTTTAAGCTTGTGACTTGGCCCCATGATGAGTGGCAAACAGAAGTGCGTGGGCAGATGAAAGACGCTGAACTACTAGGTAAGATACAAAGGCAATCCATTGTTGACACTGGTGAAAAGTTTGGTATGGTCTGCCCACTCGCAGGATCAACTGACATAGGATATAATTGGAAGGATACTCATTGATATGGATTTTTGCAGTATCACCTATGCTTTTTTGCTTGACATTGAAAGTAATTGAGTGTATGTTGATGAAACGAATCAGTAGAGAGGATTTATAAATGACTGCTAAGAAGAAAACTAAATATGGTGTATTCGAAGGTGACTTGTATTACGCACGTATCTTTGAGGACAACATAGATGACTCAGAATACCATGAACGTACAGAAGGACAGTTCAATACTGTGTTTGTACCCAAGGATGATGATGAGCTACAGAAGATTGTTGAGCTAGGTTTCCCTGAAGAATCAATGGGCAACCGTATGATAAAGCCAATCTCTGCAGCAGACAATCGTGCAGGTATGAAACTAAAACGTCCTAACAAACACCCTTCTGGTATTGAAGATTTTGGTGGTGCGCCATCCGTTACCCACGGCACTACCAATAAACCTTGGGATTATATCGAAGACGGTGCTCTTGGTAACGGCACTAAGGCCAAGGTTAAGGTCTCTATCTATGGGGAAGGTGCTACTGCCTCAGTTAGATTAGAGAAAGTCGGCATCCTCGAACACGTACCATTTGTAGAAATGGCTGAAGAGGATCGTTGGTAACAACCCATGTACTCCTTTCGTTGTAACTGGCAGGGCTTCGGCCCTGTCCTTTTTCTCCCATGAAAGAGTTAGCACTGATGTGGGTAGCTATGATAATTTTCTTTTTAGTAGCAGCCCAAGTAGTTCAATACTTACACTAAGGACTAGATATGAAATACGCAGTAATGATTATGTTCGATACAGATGAAGACTACAACTACGTACCTGAAGAGTGGCCTTGTAATACTACAGAGGGTTACAAACCAAAGCTGTTCGATACTTTTGAAGCAGCAGAGATAGAACGTAGTAAGTGGAACACAGGAATCATAGTGGACTATAGTGACGATATACTTAGGCCAATGACAGAGAAGGAACGGCAACGTGCAAAAGAACGACAACTTGCAAATACTGGTTGATGGTGATCCGTTTGCTTATCGTGCAGCTTTCTCCTGTGCAGATGAAGAGACACAAGCAGCAGTAGAAAAGATTGATGAGCTACTAGAGACTGCACTTGAGGCAGTACTGTGGGAAGTAACTGATGACAAGTATCAGATATTCCTGACAGGTAAAGGTAACTTCAGAAAGAAGATTGCTGTCACTAGAGAATACAAAGGCAACAGGAAGCAAGAGAAGCCTGTACACCTTGGTGGTATTAGACAGCATATGATTGATAATTGGAAAGCTATTGTGTCCAAGGATGAAGAGGCTGATGACCTTATAGGTATCTGGTCTAACCCTGACAGGATTGTCATATCAATAGACAAGGATATGTTACAGCTACCATGCACACACTACAACCCACACAAAAGATCATGGCAGACAGTAGAAGAGTTTGGTGGACTCAAGTTCTTTTACAAGCAGATACTGACAGGCGACTCAGCAGATAACATACAAGGTATCTATGGCGTTGGTCCTAAGAAAGCTGATAAGATACTTGCTGACTGTAAGACAGAGCAGGAGTTGTATGAAGAATGTGTCAGAGCTTACGGTGGTGATGAAGATAGAGTCATCGAGAATGGTAGATTACTTTGGTTAAGAAGAGAAGAAGAACAGATATGGCAACCACCCAAGTTCACAGATTCAGGTCAGGACTAGAAGAACGCAACGCTAAGTACCTTACAAAGAAACGTGTCAAGTTTGAGTACGAGACACTAAAGGTACAGTGGCGTGACATGAGAGTAAGGAAGTATACTCCTGACTTTATACTACCCAACGGTATCATAGTAGAGACTAAGGGTAGGTTTACTTTACCTGATAGGAACAAGCACAAGTGGATACAAGAGATACACCCTGAGCTTGACGTAAGGTTTGTCTTTAGTAATCCTTACCAGAGATTAAACAAGGGTGCAAAGAGTACCTACGCAGACTGGTGTGATTACTATGGGTTCTTATTTGCTAAAGAAGTAATACCACATGACTGGATAAAAGAGACAAAAAAGAAGATACGCTTGAACGAGGTACTCTAACATGACTCCTATATTGTCTAGTACTAATGATAACATACTATACTTCCATATTGAAGGGATGAAAAATGCAAGTTAAAGTACATCAATATCTCGAAGGCCCAATAGACCAAGGAGATAAATGGATACTACTGTGTATGATTGAAGAAAAGGGTCTAGTCTTTGATGAAGAGTTAGAGTTCAAAGACTTTAACACTGCTTACAACTTTATGAATAAGCTTAAGCAAGCAACTACACCTATACTTCACGAAAAAGAAACTTCCCTTTGGATACATTAAGGCTTGACAATGTTTGACCACGATAGTAAGATAGAAGCTCTTGTCAATAACTACGGACTAAAGTTATTGATGGAACAAAATGATTTAGACGAGGAAGCAATCATAAGAAAGTTGGTGGACGATGGTACTATCAACACGAATGATTACTTTTATTTGGACGTTGAGATAAAACAGTGGAAGGAACAAGAACAGTGATAACTCTAGACGATATAAATGCTTTTCAATACTACAACCAAGACCCTCTTGATATGGACAAGTATCAACAGCAAGCTGCATCGACAGCTATCTATGATAAGAAACACGCAGTGATCTACCCTGCCTTGGGTCTAGCTGCTGAAGCAGGAGAGGTAGCAAACAAAGTCAAGAAGATAATGAGGGATGGAGACTTTGATCGTGAGGCTATAGCTGACGAGATAGGGGATTGTCTCTGGTATATAGCTGCACTATGTAGAGACTTGAATGTTGACATGGAGAACGTAGCTTATAGTAACCTAGAGAAGTTACATAGCAGACAGAAACGAGGAACACTACGAGGGAATGGGGATAAAAGATGAACAACTACTTACCAACAGATTACCAAGCGTTCATACACACAAGCAGATACGCACGTTGGCTAGAGAAGGAACAACGAAGAGAGACTTGGGCTGAGACTGTTGACAGATACATGGAGAATGTAGTCATACCTGTCATGGGTAGAGACAGCTTTGTCACTCAGATAGAACAATCAATCCTTAGCCTAGAGGTTATGCCTAGCATGAGAGCTATGATGACAGCAGGTAAGGCGTTGGATAGAGACAACACATCAGGCTACAACTGCAGCTACCTACCTGTCGATGACCCTAAGTCTTTCGATGAGGCTATGTTTATCCTATTGTGTGGCACTGGTGTAGGCTTCTCAGTAGAGCGACAGTTCGTACAGCAGCTACCTGAAGTACCTGAGTTGTACGAGAGTGACACCACAGTTGTTGTCAAGGATAGTAAAGAAGGTTGGGCTAAAGCTTTCAGACAAATACTAGCCTTGTTGTGGGCAGGAGAGATACCTAAGTGGGATGTATCAAAGGTCAGACCTGCAGGTGCTAGGCTAAAGACATTTGGTGGTAGAGCTAGTGGCCCTGCTCCTTTGGTTGACTTGTTTAACTTCTCAATAAAGATATTCAAGGACGCACAAGGACGTAGACTATCATCAATAGAGTGTCACGATCTTATGTGTAAGATTGGTGAGGTTGTAGTAGTTGGTGGTGTCCGTAGGTCAGCTATGATTAGTCTGTCTAACTTGTCAGATGATAGGATGCGACACGCTAAGTCAGGTGATTGGTGGACTAACGATCCTCAACGTGCTCTAGCTAACAACTCAGTATCCTACACAGAGAAGCCTGATAGCCTGTCGTTCATGCGTGAGTGGATGGCTCTAGTTGAATCAGGTAGTGGTGAGCGAGGTATCTTCAACAGAGAAGCAAGCAAGGCACAGGCAGCTAAGTACGGTAGGCGTGATCCTGACTGGCAGTTTGGAACTAACCCGTGTTCTGAAATAATTTTACGGCCTTATCAATTTTGCAATCTTACTGAGGTTGTCGTAAGGTCTAGTGATAACTTTGCTGACTTATCACGTAAGGTAAGGATAGCTACAACACTAGGAACTATACAGTCTACCTACACTAAGTTCCCTTACCTTCGTAAGATATGGAAAGACAATACAGAAGAAGAGCGTCTGCTAGGTGTATCCCTGACAGGTATAATGGACAACCCTTTATTAACGAGTAAGACAAATGGGCTATCAAAGAATCTCGAAAATCTTAGACAGGTTGCAGTTAACACAAATAATAGTTTGGCTAATACTCTTGGGATTAATCCTTCCACTGCTATTACCTGTGTCAAACCCTCAGGAACCGTCAGTCAACTTGTTGACAGTGCCTCAGGTATTCACGCAAGACATTCCAAGCACTACATCAGGACTGTAAGGGGTGACAACAAAGACCCACTGACAGCCTTTATGAAGGACCAAGGTATCCCTAGTGAACCTTGTGTAATGAAACCTGATCAAACCACAGTGTTCAGCTTCCCTGTTAAGTCTC